ATAAAGTGTATATATTTTTTAATTTTTTAATAGTTTACTATAACAAAATAGCTGTTTTTTAAACATTATTCACCACCTAAAAAGAAACATATTCCGGCAAAAGAATATTGCATAATAATAATGTAAAAAGTGCTTTATTTTGACATAGTGTATATGTTATTTATAGTAATATATTATACAATAAATATAAGAAAGTCAATATTGAAAGGCTGGGCATACCATAGCCCCCGGTTGATTGAAATGTTTTTATTGCGGATTGGATTATAACATCTCTTTCAGTGAAAAATATAAAAAACAGGAAAGGGGGGATAAGGGGGTATATTTTGGCTCTGACAATACATTACACTCATAGGTACAACAATATTGCACCCCCTTAGCATAAAAGCACTTTGGCTCTGACACTGCATTACAGACATAGGTACAACAATTCTATAACACTATAGATAATATATATAATAATAATATATATTATTGCTTTATATATATTATATATTAATATATATAACTTATTATACATTAATACATTATATATATTAACTATTTATATTTATTATTCTCTTATGCGCAGGTGCGCGTATTACAATACTAAAACCTACACATACGTTTCGGTTTAGCGAATAGAGAGAGTTTTTTCTTTTTAAGAGGAAACATAATGTATATAAGCATAGCTCACTAGCGTTCGCCGGTTTATTATTTACATACACATATTATTATATATACATATAAACACTAAACTCTTTTCTCTTTATATGGAAATGAAGAAATATATTAATGGGGTGTGCTGTGTTCGTTTCTAAGGGGTGGTAGGGGGTGTTTGTATATGAATGCATACCAAGGGGGTGTAAGGGGGCTTAAAACGCATTTAAATGAGTTATATACATATAATCATATATAATAGCTATTTATAGACAATGTTGACAAAGGTGTGTTAAACAATATAATGTATATTATATATAACTAAAAACTATGAGCAGTAAACTAACCCTAGAGAAGCTAGCTAGTATTGATTTAAAAACACTTCATATAAATGAAAGACTTAAGGTGCAGGAACTTATTAAGGAACTTAAGAATAGAAAACTTAAATTCCCCATATTAGATTTCACTCCTCTTCCTCATCAAAAGGAAGTGATAGATGCAATAGGTGAAAGGCTAGAACATAGTTATAAACCTAAATATAAATATATAATGTTTATATGAGGGAATGGTAGTTGAAAGACTATTGATAGTTGTTATGCTGATATACTTCTTGCTTTATGAAGAGAGGGGTGTAAAAAATATGGTCTTCCATATATAGGAGAAAGTAAACAAACATTAGTTGTTACAAAAACATCTGATAGTATAAAGACAAACCTAGAGCCGTATTTCTTATGAACTAATACACTAGATGATAATATAAAAATACCACCTAGTGAAATAGGGAAAGTGAAGAGAGACTGAAGTACGCAAACATTAAAAGAGATAACATTAAAGAATGGGAATAAGATAATGTTTAGAACATATGATGCCTGACAAGCTAGACTTGAATGAAGTAATCCAGATTTTATACATTTAGATGAGCTTCCAGAAAGGAGTGATATATTTATAGAGTTGCTTAGATGAACGAGATGAGAGAAAACACAAATGTTGCTTTCATTTACACCAACTAAGTTTAATTCAGCTGTACACGATTATTTCTATTGACAATGAAGTGAGAATGTAAAGAATAAAACATTTATTAGAGAAGTTGATAGTTTAGAGAATACACATTCAGACCATACGTGGTTAGAATGATTGAGTGAAGAAGAACAAAAAATAAGAAGATATTGAATGTTCATTCCGCCAACTTGATTGGTATATAATGAATTTAATAGAAGCAGACATTTAATTAAGTATATGAGCCCAAGAGAATTGGGTCAATGAACAAAATACTATTGAGCCCTGGATTTTTGAGTAAACCACCCTATGGCTTTCTTATTAATAGCTGTTGATTGAGACTGACACATTTATATATTTGATATGATATATCAAAGGAATATGACATTGTGAGACCTTTCTAAAACAGTGAAAGAAATGGTTGCTGAATATTGAATTAGTCTTGAATATATAGTTGCTGACACAGCTGATGCCAGAGCTAGACTTGAACTTAGAGAGAACCATAATATGGATACTGTTGCGGCAGATAAATGGTCTAAGTGAGAAAACAACTTGTCTAATAGAAGAGCTGGTATATTTAAGATAAATGAACTATTTAATAATGATATGCTTATCATTAGTGATAGGTGTAAATCATTAGTTAAGGAACTTGAAATACACGCATATAAATGAAATGGTAGTGAAGATGTTATTAAGACAGATGATGATGCCTTAGATGCTTTACGTTATTTCATATTCTGATATAAACCAGAGAGTAGTGTTAAGAAATATAAGAGAAGACTTAAAAAACTTCGCAAACCTAAAATTAATAGATATTAATATAAATATATGGAAAAAAATGAAAACAGTATGACCTATATAAGAAGAAGACTAATTAATTTAGTTTCTCTTAAGGACAAAGACTTATTACAAAACAAAGCTTCCACTTGGAAGGACAAGGCTAATATTAAAGAAGCCACAACACCAACAGAGAATGATTTTAGAACACAAGTTAGTGTTTCTGTTAAAATGCAGAAAGACGCCGAACTACTGTCTGCTCAACCTGAATGGAATTTCATACCTACTAATAAAGAAGGGAGGACTAATAGAAAGATAGCAAAACACGCGTGGAACTATCATTGGTTAATTAGTAATACAGACGAGGCAATATCAAGTGTAATACAAAGTGCTACAACATATTGAACTGGTGTATTATATGAATGAATAAAACACATACGGAGTACAATTAAATCGCCGGTATATATTAAAGATGAGAATGGTGACCCAACTTGAATTGATTTTAAAGAGGATAGAAAACTTACCTATTCTTGAATATGGACAGAGAGCATACCTTTTCAAAATTTCTTTATAAACGGAACGAATATTAAGAATAGTACGGAAGTTATAGTTGTCAGATATTTTGACAAAGATGAATATATGAAAGAAAAACTTGAAGACCCAAGCTTTTCAAATGTAAAGAAAATAAAAAATTCACAAGCTAGTTTTCATATAGTTAATTGAACTGTTTGAAATGAATTTGATAAAACTACAATGTTAAATACTGTAATTGAATTAGAGTATTGGAATGGTGCAAAAGATGAATATATAGTTGAGGCTAATGGAACTGAAATAAAAAATACACCCATTCCTTATAAACATAAAATGTTACCATTCTCTTTATATATAGATAATAAAGCAGATGATAGAATATGGTGAATAGGTGAATTTGAATTATTAGAACAAGAAGAGAGATATAAGAATGAACTTAGAACACTATTAGTTAGATGAGTTAAATCGGCAATATGATTAATATTGAAAGATAGAAATGCTGATATGGACGAAGACACTATGGAATTTGGTATAGGTGAGGTTTATGAAACAGACGATGTTAATTGAATTAAACAGTTTGCCCCTAATGTTCCTATTGGAGCTATAAGTGAAGCTGAAACAAAAGTTGATAATGATATTATTGTTAAGAGTGGTATCAATTTCAAAAACCAACTATTACAACCAAATGAAACAGCTGCAAGAACTACAGGTAAAACTAAGAGTGCGCAAAAGAGAATTAATAAGAATATAAAAGATAACGCTTATTCATTCTATAGAAGAATGGCAGAAATAAGAATTAGTAACATTCAATTTTTACATTCATTATGAAATAAGGAAATACCTATTGAGTGAGGTAGTATAGATGCTAATGGTGTGTTTACATCAGAAGCTGGTTGATATGGTAATGCTATATTAACTAAAGATTTATTAAAGGGTGAATACATAATTCTTCCTATTATAGAAACAATGCTATGAGACAATAAAACAAATAGAAGAGAAGAAGCTATTAGATATAGTCAGCTTGTAGGTAACTTACAAGAACAAGATGGTAGTAGACCAGTTAAGGCTACTCAATTAGCTAAACTTATAACAGATGAGTTTGATTATGATTTTGAGAAACTAACTGAAATTTCTACAGACGGTAAGACACCTAGTCAAATACTGAAAGATGCCAATCATCAATCAGAGTGAACAGCGTGAACTACAGCAGACCCTAATTATGTACCACCTAATCAAAGAAGCCAAGCTTGATGAGTTCCCACTTTAAGTGGAGTGCAAACATTACCAAATAATTGAAACTAATGGAAAGAAAATATTTAGACAAAGTGCCAAATAAGTATTATGAACAGAAATGAAAAGAATGAGCTTATTGAAAGCAAACGTGATATAAATACTGACAGTATAGACCTTGAATGATAAAAGACAATTGAAAGCCCCTTAAAAAGAATTGAAGAAAGAAAGGAACGGTTTTAAAAAGTCCATCAGAGGTTAGTCTTGATGCTTGAAAGGTTATTAATTTAATGACCTTTTGAGTTGACAAGATTGAAAATGAAGCTAATATATTGAAATGAGTACAGCCTAATAAGCCACTACGTATTGATGAAGCTTGTAAAGAGCTTTGACTTACAGTTGTATCATTCTACTATTACTTAAATAAATTTCCCGCAGTTAAAGAACAATACAAAGTGTTGAAAGAAAATAGAAGGGAATATATGAGAGAAGTGAGTGAGAATAATATAAGCAAGGCTATAAGATGAAAAATGAAGACACTTAAAGAAAGTGAAATTGTTGATTATTCTTTTAAGATGCTGGAAAGAACAGATAAAAACTATAATCCAAAACAAATTGTTGAGACCACTGTTGAAGAAATAAATGTAGACAGGTCTACGGAAGATATTATAGCTGATATAGCTGATTTAATTAAGTAATGATAATAATAATAATATGTTTAATGAAAAGGAATATAAAGATTTTTTAACAAGTATGGACTTAATAGAATTTACAAAAGAAGACAGACAAGTAATAAAAAAAATGTGAATGGAGAATAAAGCATTCCGTCCGCTCTTTATAAAAATTAAGAACAACATAATGAATAAAATGCTAACAGAGGATATTAAACCAGAGTTTGTTAAATGAGCATTATATACACTATGATATATGATATGATGAATAAAATAGCTTGTAATAGAGAAGTTTGACAAATACCCTATAAAACATATAATAATAATATATAATATAACAAATATAATATGACTATGAAACAGCCCTCTAATGAGGAATTTCAAAATAATAACCAGAACCCAGACGGGCAACCTGGAACAGCTCCAGCCACTTATAGTGAAGAGGAGTATAAAAATTTGCAGGCATTCTGAACAAAGGCTAATCAATGATTAATTGACGCCTCTAAGAAACTTGCAGAGAAAAGCCCTAAAGAACTTTTAGGAATGGACGCGAACATTCAAAATAAAGTTATAAAAGATGTTTGGGGATATGATAATCTTGATGAATTAAAAGTTATGTTACCAGACTTATTATCAGACGATAATGATGAAGGAAGCAACAATAATAATAGTTGAGACTATGATGACACTTTAGCTCAAATGAAAAGAGAGCAAGAACTATTAAGAATGAAACTTTCTAAAAAGGAAGTGGACGATGAGATTGAAAAATATACATCAACTAATTCAGCCTTAACTTCTTCTGTTCCAGATTTTAATGCTAAAGTGAAAGAGGAATTACAATATGTTTCTTCTTCTTTAAGTGCAAAGGAAAGAGTGAGTAGAGCAGCTAGATTAGTTGCTGGTTCGGATATAGATGCCGAGGCTTACTTACAGTTACAATGAAAGAGTGTTATCAAATCGGCGAATGCTTGATTAACTGATGACTATATATTGGAAGCTCAAAATAAATTGAGAAAACAACTTTGATTGAAACAAAAATAATTTAATAATAATAATATAAACAAATGGCTAAAATATTATCTCCAGATGGAGTTGCAGGGTCAAATGAAATAGCTGCTAACAATTTAGTTGCTGTACATTGATTACCTGTTAGTGTTGTTGCTTGAGTTGTATGACAATCTGCTGTATGAGCAATTGTTGATGGTATATCTGTTGAAAATAAAACATTTAGTGCTACAAACACTACTACTGTTTTAGATAAACTAGAATTTATCAGACTTGAGGATTTAACAGAATTAGAATTTATAGTTGCTTGAGGACTTACTCAGGCTAAAGTTGGTAACATTTATAATTTAAATGCTGCTGGTAATATAAATGCTGGTGTTGTATGAACACAGTTTAGATGTATAAAATTTATAAATGCAACTAACGGTGTATTCATAAGAGCTAAATAATAATTATATACATAATTAACGAGACAAGTCTCTGCTCGTTTAAATAAAAGTAAGAGAGAAAATTTAATAATTAATATATAAACAAATGGCTTTAGTAGAAAAAGCAGGGTTGTTATCAAGTAACGAAGCTTACAAGATAGTTGCTCCTGTAATTACAGAATTGTTTGACGAAAAAATACTAGACCCTAGGGTTAATGAAAACGTAGCTGAAAAGCTTGGTTTCACACCTTATGAGGTTGTAGATAAAAGTGGTCAAATACAAACAAAACTTGGTCTTAAAGGTGCACAACTTGTATGAGAGTTTGACGCATTTAAAATCAATGGTAAAAAATACGGTAATAAGATTTCGTATGAATTAGTTAGAACACATATCGGTTCTGGTATGTCAAGTAAAACTAAAAAATGGTTAGAAAGAGCTTCACAAGCACAAGGAATACCAGATGATTTATTGAAAGACCTTAAAGGTGCAATGAATGATATGGAAGACCAAGCTTTTGAAATTGCAATAACTGAAAATGAATATTTAACAAAATGTTTCACAGAATGATTTGCAATAACATCTACATTTGGACCTGGTTCAGCTGTATATGACGCACAACCATTATTCTCTAATTTGCATACTATCCTATCAACAGGTGTTACTTATAGTAATATTGTTCCAGATAGTGCAAACGTATTAAATCACGCTCCTTTAACTTATCTAAATTTAAAAGCTGCCGTTAAAATGGTAAGAGAAATGAAAGATGGTTTAGGTGTTAGAGTAAGAAGACCAGTTAGTTGAATATACGATTTAGTTGTTTCTCCAGAACTTGAAGAAGCTGCTTTAACAGTATTAGCTGATGGTAATGCTTTCTCTCCATACACATACACAGGTGTTGATGCAGGTAATGCAAACTACGCTAATGTATTTAGTGCTAGAGATTGATTTAAAGTTAGACTTGTTGTTTTAGAAACAATGAACCAACCAGATAGTCAAAACCCAGGTGCTACAATCGGTTCTGCTACAATGTGGTTCTTAATCAACAAAGAAGGTGCAACATTAAGAAAAGCTCTAAGAAAATTAAATTTCGGGGACATATCAATAAAATTATATGAAGACGATGAAACAAGAGCAACTTTCCTAACTGCTGAAAAATTCTTTGGTGCACAACCATTATATCCAGAAATAATTGTGTGAAGTAAATGAGTAGGACTTATATAATCTATTATTGATTATAAATGGTGCTCAATAATAATAAGGGCGATGGTAGATTTTATCGTCGCCCTTTTATTTTTATATGGACTAATAAATAGAATAAATGAACTTAGCTAAGATGTTTGCCGAATGAAGGCAGAGAGTTATTGCTCAAAGAGCTAGTAACGAAGAGACAGTTATTAAATCAAAAATAGATAAAATAGAAACAACTGATTTATTAACATTAAAATGAATATGAGATTGAACAGTTAAACTTCTATTAGAGAATGGAATTTCCTCTTTAGAAGAACTTACTAAAGAAAAAATAAAGAAGATTGAATGATTAAATCCTCTTTCATTAAAATCTATTAATGAATATTTAAAAACTAAATAACTAAACTATGTGAATTTATACACGTCCTATATGATATTGATTTAGATGGAGAGCTACTTATGCTTCAACAACTAAATACAATATATGAGATATAGTTACATATAATTGAGCTTCTTATATAGCCAATAATCCAACAATAAATCACTTACCAACAGACATACTGTTTTGGGACTTATGAAGAATAGGTAACACTTGAGCAATTTGACTAACGTGACCACAGGGTGTTCCTTGACCTACTTGAAATGGTATACAAAGTATAATATTAACTTCAACTGCTTGAAAGGTTAAAACATATACTATCACATATACAGATGCTACAACTTTTGTATATACAGTTACAGATTGAGTTTGAGATATGTTAGCAGCTACATATGACCCTACTAACAAAGGTTGAGATGCTTTTCTTATGGATAATATGGTAGAATGAACTTCTAAGATATTAACAGCTACAGAAAGAACATATATATCAGACAGTCATACTCATAAACTAAATATAACTACTAATCCACATAATGTAACTAAATCACAAGTAGGACTATGAAATGTAGATAATACTACAGATTTACTAAAACCGATAAGTAATTCTACCCAAACTGCTTTAGATTTAAAAGCTAATTTAAGTTGATGAAATACATTTAATTGAAATCAAATATTAAATAATAATTTATGAATATGAACAGCTACACCTACAAAAAGATTAGATATAGCTTGAAATTTTCAAACAACTTCTAATAATGCTTTTAATATTATAAATAATACAATAGCTAGTTGATATACTTGATTTTTATTTAATAATGACATAGGTGGTAAATGAGTTATATTTCAAAATGGTAGTACAAGAACAGTCGATTGATGACCTAATACTTTCACAATAAGAAACGATTGATGAAATATGATACTATGAAAAGCTGGTACTATTACATATATGAAATCTGAGTTAAATATAAATTGATTATTACAAATAAACAATACTTCAATAGATGTTAATGATTGAAAAATATGAAGTTGATTATTTTGACCTTGATTAAATATAGTATGAATAAATACAGATTTAACAATAAGAAAGATTAAAATATTCTGACAAACAGATTTTACAGATAATGTTTGAATAATGACAGCTACACCTACACAAGCATTAGATGTAGCTTGAAATATACAAGTTAGTTGAGCTTGAAATTGAATACTATTTCCAGATTGAACAAAACAAACAACAGCTTTATGATGAGGTTGAACAGGACTTACACTTTATGATGGGTCAATATCTTGACCACAAGTAATATGAGATGTATTTGAAGTGCCTACTGCCTGAGCTTGAACTATTAATGCTTTTAAGATAAGTTTATGAACTCTTCCAGTATGAGCTGATTTTATAGTAACCTTAACAAAGAATTGAACTACTATAAGTACAGCAACAATATTAACAACTACATATCCTATTGCAACTGCCAGTGCTGTCGCAATTGAACTGAATTGAATTAGCGCCATTAATACAGCAGGAATAGCGGCTAAAATTGAACCCAAATTCGGAATAAAATTCCCCCATATCCAAATAAGGCATGGGGTGCCAACCATCGGGATCGTATACCGCAGGTTTGGGGTACCATTGAGTCAGTTGATAGCTTTGGCCAACGTGGCCCAATCGCGAAAAAGAAGCTGGTATTTTTAGGGTAAAAGGACTGCTGATCTTTACGCTCTCGCCACTTTTTAGGCTT